CTATGTCATTAATGCTGAAAGAAAAATCTTTTGTAAAATCCATACTCCAGGAAAAGAACCTGAAAAGGATTGTATGAATGAATATGTTAAAGACAAAAGAAAAAACTCTCCTATTATTGCTAAACCTAAAGTAGAAGAAAGAAAGCTTACTGATAAAAATACTGCTATTAAAAAACTAGCTGAATTAAAACAATTTTTAAATAATAAAAGACACTCCTATAATCGTTAACATCACTTGTTAAAATTTTCTAAAAAACAAATCAATTTGCATAAAATATTTAAAAATGTTAATGCTGTGTTAACGGAAGGTGAGAAAGTGGCGTATTTACTTATTAAATAATACTTTACTTTGGTTTGCTAAACCATTAATACTCTCTATCAATGAGAGAATATGCAATCCTTGATATAAATAATCCAATAATTACTTGGTTATTTAGTCATTGCCAATCCTACAAAATCACAACATCAAAGAAAAGAATGTTAACGAAATGTTAATCGTTAACACAAATTCTTGTATGCGGTTTTTTGAAACTTTATTTGCATATCTATCCTCAGAAACTAAAAAAGAAAGGATATGTTAATGCCAAGAACAAAAATAAATAAACCTAAAGGCAGCAAATATCATAAGCTGTTTTTAGAAGTAGATGGAAAATACAAGGTAGTATTTAAATCTATATCAAAGCTAGAAGTAAATCGTAAAAGAGCTGAGATACAATCTAAAGCTATTGATGCTAATGCTCTTGTTTCTAAAAGAACCTTTGTAAATTTGTATAAAGAATTTGCAGAACATAAAATAGCAATTGGAGAGAACGATAGGTTAGGCGGAAAGTATATGTCTATGAAGCCATATATGAGTATGTATAGAAAACATATTGCACCTAACTTTGATCCAAACATTTTAGTTAATGAAGTAACTGAAGGTGTTGCTGTTGATTTTTTTACAAAGTTAATAAGCTTAGGTGTGTCTTGGATACAATCTGAAAATATTGTTATGACATTTAAGACTGCTTTAAAGTATGCCAAAAGAAAAAATTATATTACTTCTATTGGTCCAATGGAGGACTTTAAATGTAGAGATCAAGAAGAGTTAATTCCAGTTGATCCTAAAGAAATGCAATCTAAAGAAACTCCAATGATTACTTTAGAGCAAGCTGAAAGATTAATGGCTTACTTTGATCCAACAAAAAAAATTAATCCATCGACTAAAGATTGGATGAACTTTACAATTGTTGCTTTATTCTTATTTACAGGAATGAGGATGTCGGAGTTAAGAGGTCTTAAGTGGAAAGCTATTGATCTAATTAATAAAACTATAACAGTTGAATTAACTTTAGTTGGTACTGAAAAAGGCTATGGAAAGAAAGATGGATCAAGAAGAACTTATCGTATTCATCCAAACTTAATGCCAATCCTAATTCAATGGAAAGCTAAACATACAAGGCATTTTACACCTCATAAAATATCTTGGGTATTTCCATCTTTAATGAAAACCGATGAGTATATAGTGCCAGTTTGCGACAGAACAATTAGAGAAATGCTTAACTTGGCATATCATAATTTAGGCTTTGCAAAGGTTAGGTTAGTTGGAGAAAAAGGTAGATTAAATAAAAAAAGAGTTGTTGTTGAATGGTCTATCTTTGGAACTGCACCTACTAAAACATTTAGGCACTTTGCTGCTACTTGTTTGTGGGATGCACAAAACTCTAATGAAGCTTTGACTGATAACTTTACACTAAATTATATAGGTCATAAGTCTGCTGAGTTCTCTAAAAGAAGATATGGTAGCCACAAAAATTTGAGAGGTGGTGCTGAACACGAAGCTAAAATAGACCAAGCTTTGATTAATGCAATACCATTAACTAGCGGAGTTACTAATGAAAATTAAAGACTTCTCAGCTGTTAAATACTATTCAAAGAAACTTGGAAAAGAGTTTCATTCACACACTACATTTGGCGAAATGGCACAATGGAAGAAGATAAAGAAGCTTTTGCCAAATTCAAATATTGTTATTTTTCCTAAAAAATATGTTGCCTAACTAGGCAGTAGAGGTCATGGAGATTGTTTAATCGCAGTCTCCGTGCTTCTATGTGGTTTTCTTTCTAGCTAATATCTCGAAATTATCTCTTTCTTCAGATAATCTATCTACATCTTCTTTCAATCTTTTGTTTTCTTGTTGCAGTTCACCATTTAATTTTTGATGCTGCTTATTTATTCCTTCCAATTCTTTTATTCTTTTCTTTATCTCTTTAAGTTCTTTATCTTTTTTAATTTCATCAAACATATCAACATTAGTCATCATGTAGCGTGATCATCCTTATCTACATCAATATCAACTCCTGTATCATGTGTATCTGTTACTAGGTTTGCTTTATTAGCAGCTACTATTTCGATATGAGTATCTCTAAGCTCTTCTTTACAAGCATCTTTAGCATCATTAAGTATTTGCATTAATGCTGGAAAATTACTTTCATATACACCATATATATAAAGATCATTAATAGCTGCTGTTACTCTTGATAAACCTTTATGTCTTTTCTCTAGTCTCAAGATTTTCTGTTCTATTGTCATCTTTTAAAACCTCCTTTAATTTATATTTAATATTTTCAATCTTAAGCTCATCAATAATAACCTGGCTATCAGTAGGATCTGTTCCTTTGATTGCTTGATCTTCATCGTCATACTCTTCCTTTAATGTAAAGTGAGCATCACCTTCAGTGGTTTTTATTATTTTAGACATCAAATCCGTCTGGCGTAAGTTTAGTTCTATAACATCTTCCACCATCCTCATCTTTTTTTAGCTTGTCTTTTATTTCATTCAATGAGCCAGTATATATTTTGTCGTTTATATTATTTCCAACAAACCAATCTTTTTGAACTTTAGGAACTTCTACATTTTCTTCTTTACGAACAACTCTATTTCCTAAATCAATTGTTTTTTTAATAAACGGTTTTGTATCTGATAGTAGAAGAGTAATTATTTCTTTACTTAATAATCCTTCAGGCTGATAACTAACAACAGTCATGTATTGATTAGCAGCCTCAGGATCAGTTTGTTCTTGTATTTCTATTTCTACTTTATCTGCTTTGATTATGGACACTTTATAGCCTCCATAATTTCTTCAAGACTACCTATATCTTTTTGTGGTTTAAGATAACCAGCATCTTGAGGAGTTAATTTTTTTTCGTTATCAAGCCAATCCATATCTCCACTAAATCCTCTATGCTTTGTAATCATGTCAGGATCAATCAAGACATCTAATCCAACTTTAAAGAACTTTGCTAACTGATGTAATCTAAAGGCACTACATCCATTTAATCCTTTTTCGTATTTTTGTAGTTGTTGAAATTTAACTTTACAATGTTCAGCTACTTTAGTTTGATTAAGCTTTCTTGCTTTTCTTAGGTATTTAATATTTCTACCTACAACAGCATTAAAAGCTATGTCGTCTGCTGTTTTTTTTGATCCTCTTTGATTGTCAGGCATTTTATTTCCTCTATAGTTTTGCCGAAATAATCTTCACATTGTTTTTGCCAATCACTCATATTCATAGTGGTAGATCGTTCAGCGGTTATATAAAAGCATTCCGCTGGCATTTGGCGGAACACCTTCTCAGCATTAATAAAAAATGCTGGAAGATTGTTTTCAACTTTAATCCACCATTTACTGTCATTGATTTGGTGGACAGGCATGTCAGAGCTAAAAGATTGATAGCTCACATAAGTTAAATAATTTGTATCGTATTGTTTTCTACTCATAATCCTCCAGTGGATCTGAGTATTTAATAAGACAAAGTATTTCTGCTAATTTTGTATTAAGTCTTGCGGCTACAATAGGTGTTAGGTTCATATGCTCACCAAATAGTGCTACTTGCTCAACATCAGTTTCTGTTAATTTACATTCTTTCCAATCATCAAACTTTAATCTCCAATTGAGATTTTCTTCTGTAGTTTTAAATTTAGTAAAGGCTTCTTTGGCAAGTTTAGTACCATTCACATATTCTTTTTCTGTTGTAGTAGGAAATTTAATTATGTTATCCATCCACCTGATCCTTTACTATTCCATCTGTATTAAAAATTTTTTCTTCAGCTTGGTGCATTTCTTCTGCTTGATAAAGATAGTTAGCTGCATCAACATAAGTATCTTTTTTGAATTTTTCTTTTGTTCTATATAGCTTGGCTGCTACATACATATTGGCTACCATGTAACCAGGTATTGCAGCATCTAATCCAAGAAGAACCGACCATAGATGTCCAATGTCATTCATTGCTACACCAAAATCAGTGCCGTATTCTTCTTGTTTAGATTTACGGATCTCTTTAAGCTTTTGCTCTTTGTTTTCCATTTTTATTCTTTTCTGAAAAGTCTTTGTGAGCAATTTGGATGTAGTAAGAAGCTGTCTTTGCCATACTCTGAGGCATTTCAAACTGCTTATCCGACAACTCTCTAAGCTTGTTGTAGGTATCCATATTTAACGCAATCGATTTGAATTTATCCGTATCCATGATTACGTATCCAGTGATGCTGGATCAAAACTTTCACCAGCTTGGTTTAGTTCTAACTCCTCCACTCGATGCATCCAATAATAGGTCGATCCTTTAGGCAATTTACCTGTACCTGATGCTTCAGCTTTGTAAGCTCCAATCCGATATTTCTTACCATCAGGAGCTGTAATAGTTCCTTTCAAGTCATAACTTTTTGGATTCTCTTTATTCGTATTCGGAAATACAACGCCAAGAGATTTACGTTCTTTAGCTTGTTCTTCAGCCATTTTTTATTACTCCATTAGTCTCAAGTTTAGATTTGATCTTGTTGAACTTTTCCAAAAACTCATTGTAGGCAACTGGGTTATTAACCTTCACTGTCTGCATAAGTTTCTGATTATCGGTCAACCAAGACTTGTAGCTTCCAAGATGAGAGACCTGATCAAGCTTGGATAATGCTGAAGTTAACTGTTTATCTTGCTGCACAATTGCAGCAGATACTTCCTCAGCACTTGCTATTCTGTCATTAGTTAAGCCTAGCAACGCTAAAGCTCTTCCAACGGCAGAAGTTTCTGCATTTTCAGTTGCAGAAGTCTGATTAATTCTACTAGCTGCTCTTATTTCTTCAGCAATTCCAGTAGAAACTAATTTGTTATCAATAAATACTTCAGCTTTAACGATAACTTTTTTATCGTCATGAAATACTATTGATGTTGATATTGCAGCTGCCGTTCCTAGATTTCTTCTAAAGATACCTATTCTAAGTGCAACAGTAGCATAATCGTTGTTGTGTATTTTTATAGTCTGTCCGTTAAGACTTTTTTTAAAGTCATTAATGCAAGAGACTAATTTATCATCTGACATAAGTAGTAACCTCCTATGATTATTAGTGTGTAAGTGATTAGAGAAGGAGTGATCATCTTTTGATGTTGCTCCATAATTCTTTAGCGTGTTTTACAAATTCATGACCAATGCTCCAATAAAATGGATGTTCGAACTGAGGATCAGTATCTGCAATTAAATTTTCTATTACTGCATCTTTATCGTTAAGATGAGCGTATCTAGTAAGTAATCTTTCTCTTCTGATACCTTTATTAACTAATTGTTCATAATAATTTTTAATGTTTGCTGGTTCTAAATCCG